GACATCAGCAGGTTTATTACCAACCTTAGACATCTCCTGCTTACTTGGTCTAGGGGACTTTGCACCTTGATACTTCCAGTTAGCCAATGCTCTACCTATCGCACTTGTTTCGCAGTTTTCTACCCAAGCATCAGTATTAGCAAACCCACCTTGTCCCTTAGTTTCTTGTGCTATACCAGTAGCAACTGGTCTTGCATCTTCTTCTTTTTTAAAGACTTCTGCTTTAACAGTTACACAAGTTCCATCTTCGGTCATGTGTATAACATCAGTACTTATTCTCGCACCAGGATTATCATTCCAAAACGCTTTTAATCTATCTTCTACTGTTTCGTAATTATCTAAATTAAATTTAGCCATTATTCCTCCTCATTCTTATATTGTTTTAGTCGTTCATATACACCTTGTCTTGTTAGCTTTAATAACTTAGCTATCTTAATAACTGAGAACCCATGCTTGATAGCATGAAGAATTATCTCATCTCTCCTAATAAGTAGCTTTTCTATTTGTTCTTTATGGTGTGCTATATCTTCCTGCATTATTAATAATGCTTCATCTATGTCTGCAACTGGTATTGTTTCAGTTTCTAATCTGATACCATTTACATAAGTTATTCCATCTACTTGTTGTAGTTTCATTGTGTTCTCCTTCTTTTATTTATTAATATTCTGTAACGAACATAAAGAATATCAGTTAGCCAGTTTGATACGACATACGCACCTACTATATAAACAGGTAGCGACAGAAAAAAATATAATATAACTTTGTCTATTGCTTCCATTATTTACCCTCCAATAAATCGAAATCTTCGTCCTCGTCATTGTGTTTGTTAATCATTACTTTAGACACCATCTTAAAAAACTCATCTGAGTTTATGTCAATGCCTGGTCCATCAAATAGATTCTTAGCCATTATTCCTCCTCTATTTGTTTAGCTATCTTTATTGTGTTCTCGTTGTGGTCTTTAACGAACTCATCCATAAGTTCTGCAACACGCTGAGGATTAACCTTAGTCATTACCAGGGTTTTTTCTACTCGTTGTCCTCCACACGCGTTAGCTAACTTGATAGCCCACTTTTTTAATTCTTTAGGTTCATCAAATATATTAGGCATTTTCTATCTCCTTGTTGTCTATTTGTTTATTACAAAATTCACATAAGATTGCAGTCCAATTCATGTGTCCTAACTCTAAACATTGATTACAATGTGGACACCATAATTTATAAACCATATCCCAATCGTTGTATAAAACTTCAGGCATCTGTTTCCTCCTCATCTTCACAAATATCAATAGGTATAACGCCTACGACTCTGTTTTTTTCGTCATAAATAAATTCAAATTCCATTGAATCATCTCCTTTTTTTGTTTGTTTACTTAGACTGTTTGTAGTTCTATTAACTTAACTATAAACATATCTCCATAGTCTTTAAGTTCTCTAACCTTGCACAATGCTTCGTGCTTGTTGTCAAACTCATATCGTATTGTGCCTCCATAAACACTTACGCTTATAACCTGGTATCTCATAGCATATTCTCCTATGTAATCCTTACTTTAATTGTAATCGTGTGTCCTGGTTATGCAAACTCTATTGGACATTATTCTTCCTCCTGTACTTCTGCTCCACAATCATTACAAGTAAACTCATCTTGATAATCTGCTCTACTGGAGTTAGTTATCTTGTTGCAACTTGAACAATGTGTCTGTTGTCTTTCTTCCTCCTGTAGTTCTGATACTTCAAAATTAATAGTGATACTATCTCCATTATCTTTTTTTATAGTAAATGGAACTGGGCAACTGCCTAGCCATTCATCAAATTTATACATTATTCTTCCTCCTTTATTTTTTGTTTGTTTGATTCTGTAAGAATCTAGGAGGACACAAAACTAATAAAATGTCCTCCAGGATGATTACAGATTAGTTATCTTTCCTAGTAATTGTTTTTATATTTTTTGTTTTATCTGTCAAATCATAGGTTTCTTTTTTGATTGGATTTCCAAACAAATCAACCCATTGTATTTCTATTTCTTTTTTAGCCATTAGTTATTCCATCCTCCCTTAACACTCACACCATCTATTGAAGCGCGTTTAACGAATGCAGGATAGTCGAAAGTATCTCCTCGTTCTAATCCAAACTCGTCACGATACTTTGATAAGTGTTGTGCAGTAGTCGCTGAGTAACCACCACTCACAAGAACACACCTACCATCTTTAACATATCCTACAATTGTTCCATAACTGTAAAGCAGTTCAACTGAATAGTGCTTTTCCTGGTCTTTGAGCCAGTTTAAGAACCAAATTGTTTTCCTGGACATTGAGCCAGTACTGTTTGTTGGTATGCGTCCTAGTTCTCTAGTTGCTTGTGTTGTCATTATTTTTTCTCCTTTATGTTTGTAATGTTCATCTTACTATACTTTTTAATTAAAGTGTGCATATTTGGTTAAATATACTTTTAGCTTAATATCTGAACTCCAGTTCCATTCAGTTGTAATACCATGTTGTTTTAGTATGCCGATTAGTAACTTATAAGAAGCGTGTGATTCGCCTCTATGTTGAAGATATATATATTCTCCAACATGGGACTCTGGATAGCCATCCCAGGTTGTATTGTCCTTGTTCTCTTTGTATGCCTGGTTATATCCTTGTTTGTCCTGGATATTGTACGCCACATAATTAGAAGCGTTCTCGACATACTTTGAACCTGGTAGACATGAACTACAACAATTATACTCGACATTATCGGGACTGAATCCTAGCCATTGAGTAAATTCATTTAGTTCATTGAACGCTTTGTCCAGGGCGGACAGTAGGTTTTTACGCCTACTGATTGCACTTCTTTTAATTAGTTTGTTAGCCATTAGTTTTCCTCCTTGTTTGCTAGTTTTGTTTCAATAAATCCTAGGTAACCCTCCACTTTGCAGGATTCAAAGAAATTTATTTCATTAAAGTTTGCATTATCCTTGTGAAATTCTACTGAAAGTTCGTGCATAGTATTTCTCAACACAATTAGTCCATAGTGTTTTTCTTCATTACTTGCACTAGAGTTTGAAATTTCTCTGGCTATATTACTTATACCTTTAGCAATTATTTTAAAGTGTTTTTTAGTCATTATTTTTTCTCCTTTACCAATAGTTCCTGTCGTGTCTTTTGATTTTGCAGTCAAAACAAACATCTTTCCAGATGCTTTTTTTTGTTGTTCCTGCGTTTATATCAAATATTGCGTAATCCTCGTATGTGATATCTTTTTTACAGTCATAACAAAAATCTTTTGTTTTCATTTTTTTTCTCCTTTTGTTTGTTTGTAATATCTACCTTACTACAATCCCAGGACTATGCAAAGTATTTATTTTATTTTTTTTCTAGGTTATCCAATGCGATTAGAATCATATTGATTTCAGCTTTAGTTCTCCTGGTAGAAGTTCTAATTCTTTCCATCATAATTTGTTCACGCTTGTCTAGTTCGTTGTCGATTGCTTCTAATTGTTTTATTATTTCTTTTATGTTCATGTCTTTACTACTAGGGTAAAAGTTTTTTATTTTTATGAGGATGTAATAAAGAATATATTTAAACCTGGTATCCCTTCTCAGTTATAAATTAAAATAGTACCATATCTCTACACATACTATATATTGTGGTGCAGGTAACACATACAATATGTAGTAGAACTATATGTTGTATAACAATATGTACCTAGGACACTAGGATTTAGTAGGGTAGGGTTCAATGTTGGTGTGCAACAACTTCGTTGTTTATCCCCTTAGAATATGCTGTTAAAGAGGTACAATATATAGTGGTACTAGATGTAGTATGTACTATATTAAAGGGTACTTTACAAGTAAGTATACTATTTGTGAGAGATAATTACTATATAAAACAGTAAAGGTAAGTACAGCTAACCCTGTGTCACTCCCTCCCAAAAACCAGAATGAACTATATAGTGAACATTTAAATATGTGAAGTAATAGGCTTTAACCCTAGTTACCATGGTCCTGCTATGCCACTTTATTGACTGTGTATTGTCAAGATTCCTTTTCTAAAAGCAGGAAGAAACCTTTGCTTGTTTCTTTACTATACCACGCTTTGTTTTTAGTGGTAGTATTTATTATGGGGTTTTTGTTTAGTAAGAGTTTCCTCCTTTCGCTTACGCCCATCCACAAAAACCCCATACCTTTTACTTGCATAGTGTGAATGTATGTTATACTAAATTACAAGAAAGGCAATATAAATCAATCCTTCTGGATTAATATATAGCCCTCCTTTCTTTGTTTGTATAGTACTAGCCTCACGCAAGTGAGGCTTTACTATAGGTGGACATAAGATACTTAAAAAAAAAAATTTTTTTCTCACTTACTTCGGGGGGACGACTATAGTACTTATACCTGGAAAATCCAGGCAATTGTATGAGGATACAATTCAATTTATAATAAGAAAGAAAGGCTTTTCATTAAAATTTAAGTATGTGGTGTACTTGAAGGTATTGTTTAAAATGAAATGTTTTTGTGGATTGTTATATTTTTCATTACAGTAAATGGACAGACTGTACGACAGAACCTCCCTTCGGGGAGGTTTTGTGATATAGTGACAGTATGAAATATAAAGTAAAAAAGAAAAAAGTATCTAAAGGAAAGAAAAAGAAAAAAGGTTACTAATGAGTGATAGTTATAACAGAGAGATTCTTAGTCGTTATGGACAACATAGAAAGCTAGTAGCTAAACAAGATAGAGCTGCAAAGAAAGCTGTTGAGCGTGGTGACCTTGTAGGAGTCATTAAATCTGGATTAAAAGTTCGTAAACTAAAGAAAAGTATGAACGCTTTAGGTTCTGCTTATCAAGACCCAAAACCTTTTAAGAAAAAAAAGTATAATTAATTATGGCTACATACCAAGGCAAGTCAGTTAAATTAAATTCACCTTCCAGAATAGGTAAGGGCGAACCTGGGTATGGTCGTAAAAAATCTAAGGTCTATGTTAAAAAGGGTGACAAAGTAGTTAAGGTAATGTTTGGTGACCCTAACATGGAAATACGAAAAGATAATCCTGAAGCTCGTAAGAGCTTTCGTGCAAGACATAAATGCGATACCGCGACTGACAAAACCACAGCAAGGTATTGGTCTTGCAGAGCTTGGTGAGCTATGGCTATAAACAACCAAGAACAGTTATCTAGTAATTTACCTAAGAAGTATCAACTAGCACCTAAAGCTAATCAGAAATGTAGTAACTGTAGTTTCTATGAACCTGCAGGATACTGTACACTATGGAAAGCAACAGTGCAATCATTTGCATGGTGCGCTAAATGGAAAGGTGTTGTAAATGGCAGCTAAAAAAGGTTTATACCACAATATAAATAAAAGGAAAAAAGCAGGGACAAGTCGGTCTAAAAAGAACTCTACAATTAGTCCTAAAGCGTATGCTAATATGAAGGCAGGATTTCCTAAGAAAAAAAAGAAAACAACTAGTAAGAAAAAATAATTGAGTATTATAATCCCCTGTCCAAGATGTGGAGAGGTGTTGCTACCAAAGGACGACATGAAGTGTAAGAACAAAGAATGTGATAATTATGGCAGATAATAAATTTTGTTATGCTGCAGGTTGTCACAGACCATTACCTCCTAAAGCGAGAAAGTATTGTTCTACTCGTTGTTACAACAGAATTTCACAACAAAAGAAAAGAGCTAAAGCTAAAGGTATAGAGTGGACACAGGAAGATGACCAGTTAGTTATACCTAGCAAAAAAAATGTACAAAAACGAAGAGGCAAAGTTTATAAAGATATTGTCGAATCAGGTTTAGGCGAAGAGATACTAAAAGGTAAAAACACTATGTCTGATGTAGCCAAGATACTTAAAACATCTGTAGCTGCAGTTTCTATGGCATACAACGCATACATAGAAGATTTAGAAAATGATGAAGCTAAAGATGGTTGGGAACTTCCACAAGTAGCAGAGAAATCACTAGAAGATTTTAGAAAATTTAGAGATAGATATTTTCAAACAGAAAAAGGCGAACCATACGAAACGCCAGACTTTCACATTAAGTGGATTAATTCTATTTTAGAAGCTATAAAACATGGTGAACAACAAATGATATTATCTCCGCCTCGACATGGTAAGACTGATTTGCTTATACATTTTGCTGTATGGATAATTTGTACAACACCAAACATTCGTATTTTATGGGTAGGTGGTAACGAAGAGATTGCAAAGAACGCAGTAAGTTCTGTACTTGACCAACTTGAAAGTAACGAATTATTAATAGAAGAAATATGTGGACCTGGACCTAAATTTAAACCAAGTAGTAGAACAGGTAAGTCTTGGTCACAAAGTGGATTTAC